GGTGCAAATAATCAAACTCTGCGCAGCGGCTTTGTAAATAACACAAACACATTCACAAACAACAGCGGTGAAGTGAGCGAAAGACAAAGCCTAAGCCAGGCACTAAGACCCAAGGCAGACAATTAATGGCACAACAGTTTTTTTATGACGGACAGATACGCCGATTCTTGGTACAGTTTATGCGTATAGTCAGCAACTTTGAAGTTGAATTTGGCCGGGATCGTGATGGCACTAGAACTCTACAGCGTGTTCCGGTATATTATGGTGATCCCAGCAGACAAGGCGCAACCATATTGAGAGGCAACAGCGAAAATGTTTTAAACGCTGTGCCGGCCATGAGTGCATACATAAGTGGATTTTCTTATGCACAAGATCGTATGCAGGAGCCGTCGTTTGTGAGCAAGATGAGCATACGTGAAAGAACCTACGATGCTGAAACTGGCTTGTATGGCACTCAACAGGGCGACAGTTATACAGTTGAACGCTTGATGCCAGTTCCTTACAATCTTGAAGTCAAGCTGGACATCTGGACCAGCAACACCGAACAAAAAATGCAATTGATTGAACAATTGGCTGTGTTATTCAATCCCAGTTTAGAAATTCAAAGCACGGACAATTACATTGATTGGACCAGTCTCAGTTATGTAGAATTAACCAGTGTGTTGTGGACATCAAGAACTGTGCCAGCTGCGGCTGAAGAGCCAATTGACATTGCCACCTTGACTTTTACCATGCCAATTTGGATTTCAGCTCCGGCCAAGGTCAAACGTCTGGGCGTGATACAAAAATTTGTGGGTAGTGTATACGACGAAGACGGTGCCTTGAGCGAAGATACCTTACTGCTGAATCTTATCTCGCGTAGATATATCACTCCACTGGATTACGGAGTATTGTACAGTGGCAATCAGCTTCAACTGTTAAAACCTCAAGAAGTAGTTGATGCCAACGACAACATCATACAAGTTGCGCCACCGGTAACATGGAAAAGCTTGATTGAAGTTTATGGCACTTTGATCACTGGCAGTACCGAAATAAGACTCAGTTTACCAACTGGTACAGAACTGATAGGCACAATTGCTTATCATCCTACAGATCCTTATGTATTGCTGTATGAAGTGTTCGAAGACACAGCACCATCAAACACCTTGCAGGCAGTGGATGCGGTGATAAATCCGCAAAATGTCAAAGTAGATAGCAATCTGTTGTCACCCAGCACTGGCACACGTTATTTGTTGACAGACAGCATTGGTAGTGATGGTAACATTGAAGGCAGCATTGTGTGGGACGATCTAGTGGCCAATGCAAATGATATTATTCAATACACAGGCACGGCGTGGCAAGTGGTGTTTGACAGCGCAAATGAAACATCAACAGAATATGTAACCAACACACTAACTGGCGTACAGTATCGTTGGAACGGCGAAGCCTGGGTCAAATCAGTTGAAGGTGTTTATCGAGGTGGTGAGTGGAGTCTTATCATATAGGTTGTGGCGCACTAATTTATAGTCGTGCAACCAAAAGATATCTTTTTTTGTTGAGAAATCAAAAACGGCATGCAGGGTCCTGGGGTTTGGTTGGCGGCGGTGTTGAACCGGGCGAAACACCAATCGAAGCTTTGCATAGAGAATTGATTGAAGAAATTGAATTAGACAGCTATCGTCAAATTGTGCCGCTTGAAAAATTTACCAGCGACCAAGGTAACTTTGAGTATCATACCTACTTGATCACAGTAGACCAAGAGTTTACACCTCAACTGAACGACGAACATAGAGGTTATGCATGGACTAGCATAGCCGATCATCCCAAGCCATTGCATCCAGGTGTGTGGCGCACATTTAACTTTCGAGCGGTGGTAAACAAAATCAAAACTTTTGAACAGGCGTTAGAGATCGCACTCTAAAATCATGTCACGAAAACTTGTTCTGCGCAAGTTGGTGTGTCCCAGCCATTCAGCTGGCATATAACCTCTGCCGGTTGAATTAACCAATACAAAATCTACCAATGGATAAGTTTTAAACACTAGACCCATGGCCAAGGCCCAAAACTTGTCTGTGACTGTGCTATAATCAGTATAAGCATTGGAATCTTGATATACGTTGTTGGGATAGCCTGCGGTGTCTATTCCGTCGTGACCCAGCAGATATATTCGTGAATGTCCGTCAAAACAGGCAATGTAAGCTGCCACAGCACCTGCGTTCCAGTTGGGATTTTGTGGAATCACATGAAATGTTCCAGGATACTTCAGGATGTTGTCAGGAGTGCTGTAAACTACATTGTCGGTTGCATAACCAGACTGGCGAATTTCAGTTGCAATTTGACTGCCAACTGCAATTAAAAAATCAGGTTGATAATCTCGGTACAAAGCATTGCATCCGTAAATTTGTATTTTTTTACGTCTAAAAAGTTGTAGATCAAAATCTTTTCTGCTGGATCCGTTGCCCACTACAGCAGCAGATTTGCCAAATCTTTGATTGTTGATTGCCTTGGGCACAAACTCTTTGTCATAGGTCCATTCACCCTCCTGGTAGGTGGCCAAAGAATGAATGTCTTCACCTTGATAGGTGTTTCTAAAAAGTTTTTTTATAGTTTGCACTAAGATTTTCCTACCACAACCTCAATGGTTGCAACAACAGGTTCGGTAATGTCGGCAAGTGCCTTGCCTACAATACATCCTGGTTGAAATCTTGAACCATCAAGTGGTTCTGCCACACCTGGTGTGTCGCTAGTGACAAGTAATGTGCCTCTTGATACCGGACCTTTTACGAAACAAGGCACTCGACCCAACAGGGCCACAGACATATTGCCTTGCCCGGCATTCATCAAATATGCAGGATCAGTTGAAACTACCCCTGCAACTTTGGTGTCGTGACTGACTGACGAAATTGTAACTTCGTGCGATCCCCCAAACACTAACACTGTGCCCGGTGGATAAATTTGGTCTCCTAAATAATTTTCTGCCAAGTCCGCATAAAGTGCCCTGTTGGCAGTACCATAAATTGTGCTCCAGAACGATGTCAAAGATCCAAGATTGTAAGTTAGATTGGCACCAGGTACAATATCACCACTCACTGTCAATGTTCCAGTAAAAATTGGTGCTGTTAAAGTCTTATTGGTTAAAGTTTCTGCGCCATCTAGTGTAGCAAAGTTAGCGTCACTTAAAGCTGCGTTAAATTGACTAAGGTTGCCCGACAGGGTATTATTAGTCAGATTGATAGTTTTGTTTGTTAAAGTTTCGGAACCGGCCAATGACGCAAAGTCAGCATCGCTCAGTGCTGTATTAAACTGAGCCAACGTGCCAGTTAATGTGTTATTAGTTAAATTTATAGTTTTATTGGTTATAGTACCAGACGCGGTTAGTCCAGCCAAACTGAATCCGCCAGCAGTGCTACCATCATGTACACGTACAACCTTGTTAGTGGTATCTACTGTGATTTCGCCAGCTGCACCAGTAAATGCATCATTTTCTGCACTAGATCCTCTTCTAATTTGTACCTGAATTGCCATAATTCTACCTTTGCTAGTATATCAGTATTTAGCAGATTTTGGTTTAGTCGGGTTTAGGGTATTGAGTTTTCACTGCTTCTATGGTTTGTTGCCAGGTGTCTGTGCCATTAATTTTATCCCAATACAACATGTCAAGTTGATCTTGTATTCTTGGATAAGCTTTGGCTCGGTCTCTACGATACTGATTGTTTGCCCATTCTGTTTGTAGTCTAGCTGCTTCCGCTAGAACTTCTTGTTCTGTTGGTAAGCTTTGCACACCGTCGGTCCATTCTATATTGTTGTAAGATTCTTCTCCTCGAATGACCCAAGTTGCGCCTGGTCTAAGATTTGTTAGTGCTTGTGATATCATAAGACTTCCATTAAAAAAATGTTAGATGTACCGCGTTCAAACCCTGCGGCTGTATCTGTATCTGCCACTGTTCTATTTGTGAATAAAGTAAGTGCATCTTTACAAAATATAGTAGCTTGATAAGTCACTGGACTGTTTGTGCCAGGGCTGTCTATGTAATAATATTGTACAACTTCTGGAGTGCTATTTGCATCACCTCCATGATTATAGGTTCCGCTATTGCTAGCCATTCCCGGATTCCGAGACCCAGGATTAACAGGATTGCCAATTGGAGAACCATTTCTTTTTATTCCAAACATACTGTTCCATATACTATTTGCATTGCTTAGTTCGCCAAACCATCTCACTACCACAAGAATTTTTGATGTTTGTGAACTTGGTTTTATGCTGGCCTGTAGTCCAACTAAATCAGTTACTGTACCAGCTGCAACGGATTGTGATGTGGCAGTATTTAAATAGGTTTGTTCGGATTTAGGCAATCCATTGCTTGTTTGATCTGTATTTGGAAATTGAATAGCATTTACTTTTAAAATGCCAGTAACTGGATTGTATAGCAATTTGGTATCTTTAAATGTCTTGTAAGCATCTCCGGACGCGAATGATTGTAGGCCGACATTATAATCGCGATCTTCGGCTGCAATAAAAATAGCTTGTTGTGAATACACGGACATGTTAGGATACCTCTATTGCACTGATCATTGAAGTGCCTCGTTCATAATCATTGTTGTCTGTTTCGCCCACTGTCCTATTTGTGTACAATGTGATACTGGCATAGGATAAAAAAGTCACTGCATATGTACATGGTGCAGTGGTAGCCGGAGTGTCTAAAAATGTAAAATTCACTGTTTCTGGGGTGCTATTGTTATCTGCCGTTACATACGACTGTGTGGCAGTTTGTATGCCCCATATTCTGATGCCTGGGTTGACAGCTGGTCCCAATATACTTCCGTTTCTAGTTAAACCCCACATTGAATTGTAAACAAAATTGTCGTTGCTGAATTCGCCCATCCATCTTACATTTATAAAAATTTTGCTTCTAACAGATCTTGGCGTTATTGTCACATTAAAATCAGCTATTTGATTTCTATTGTATGCGGTGAATGCCTGTGTGGTAGGGGTGTCCAAATATCTTTGCACTGATCTGGGCAAATGACTGATGGCAGTGCCATTATTGACGTATCTTAAATTGTTCACTGACAGAATGCCAGTGCCCGGATTGTAATTTAATTTTGAGTCAACATATTGTGTGTTGGTAG